AATGTTGGAGGTGGTATTTCACTACATACAGGCTCAATAACTTTAACTGGTTCACAACAAACTTATGATTTACAAAGTGACGCTTCAATACCTGATTCTCATATAGGAAAAAGATTAGAGATACAAAAAGTATTTAACCACGGCCCAGCAGCTATGACAAGATTTTATGACCCATTCGCGGGTTCATTTGAACAAAGACAAATGTTAGATGCATTTGGTATGGGAAATGTTGCACCGGCTGTATCATTTATATTAAGACCTATATCTTATGATGTAGCTCGAGCTCAAGCGATTGAAACAAATGATAAAGTAAGAAAGTCAAACTATTCTTTTGAATTAGTAAATAACGAATTAAGAATATTTCCTATCCCAAAATCACAAGATGCTGGTGATAAAATATATTTTCAATACTATGTTCGTTCAGACCAAGAATCAACAACAAGAACATATACAAATAGTAAGGTAACAGATCCAAGTAATGCTCCATATAAGTTTATTACATATTCAGAAATAAATTCCAGTGGAAGGCAGTGGATAAGAAAGTATTGTTTGGCATTATCAAAAGAACTACTTGGAATAATCAGAAGTAAATATGCTTCAATGCCACTTCCAAATGGTGAGGTGACAATGGATGGTGATGCACTCAAAGCGGAGGGTAGAGAAGAAAAGACTCAATTATTAGATGAATTAAAAGAATTTTTAGAATCTGTTTCATTATCAGAAGCATCTAGAAAAGAACAAGAGGTCGCTGAAGCGAATCAACAAGTTCTCAATAAAGCTCCTCTTGGTATTTATATAGGATAAGATTATGGCTGAAAAAACAACAGTACCTACAAATAGACCTTTTTTTGTTCCTCAAAAAGAAATTGATTTTATCAATGTCGTAAATGAAGAGTTGATTGATGAAATTGTCGGACAAACTGTTGATATATATAAAATTTCAGTTGAAGACACATCAGAAAATATGTATGGAGAATCCACAACAAAATATTATGACAAAGGATTTAGGGTTAATTGTTTAATTAATTATGTTGAACCTGAAATACTACAAGATGAGTTTGGAGCTGATTTAAATACAACAATTGAAATGTATTTTCATAGAGAAACTTTAAAGAGAGAAGATTTTTTTCCAGAAATTGGTGACATTGTGGATTGGAATGGACATTATTTTGAAATGAATAGTGTTACTGAACCTCAATTGGTGGCGGGACATCAAAATTTTAAACATCAAATTAAAGCTATTGCTCATAGAGCAAGATTATCATCGTTACAAATAGAAGAAAGGCCTAGATAATGAGTTTAGATTTATTAAAAGAAAGATTTGGACATTCTGTTAATAAAAAACAAGCAGACAATAAAGAAAAAATTCATGAAACATTAAATAATAAATTTAATGATTATAATGGTATAGAAAATTTAAAATCTTTTAAAAATCAACATCAAGAAGAATTAAAAGAAAAAGATAGAATTATAGAAAATTTAGAATCAGAAGCTTATGATTTAGCTAGTCAAGTTTTAACTTTAGAAAAAGAGAAATCTTCTCTTTTAGAAGAGATAAATAATTCAAAATGGATGGAAAATACAATTGCGTCAAATACAAAAAAAATCTATGAAGACAAAATTAAAACAATGAGTATTGTAGATAGTTCAAAGTTAATTCCCATATTAGTTGAAGTATCAAGACAAAAACAAGGTAATAAAAAATTAAATTGGGGTGAGTGGTTAGAAACACCAGAAAATATATATCTGTTTCAAATAAATGAAAGTATAGCACGAAAAGTATTTGAAGATACTAATGATTTAATAGATAAAAAAATAAATTATATAAACAAAAAAAGAACCAGAGGTGGGGATGTACCTACTGTTGCTACTAAAAATTATATCTTATCATTTACTGGTGATACAAATACTGATACCAGAAGAGGAGATTTAGTAGCAACTGATTTTCAACCTCACGACTATGATGGAGAAGGAAGTTCAATTGGAACTGATGGATTTACAATATCTTTTTGGGTTAGACCAGATGAAACAGGTGATAGAATGTTTGCACTTGGATGGAAATCTGGTGGACACGATAGATTTGAATTTGGTATGTTGTCTGCATCAGAGGTGTGGTTTGGGATAGCTTCAAATGAATTTAAAACTTCTTGGGAAAATATGAATAATGCAGTAGTTGGAGAAAATGCAAATGATGGTTTTACTTCAGCTGAAATGAATGAGTTGTTTGATGGTGGAACAGATTGGAAAACAGATGGTACTTGGTATCATATCGCAGTATCATATACAGGACATGCAGCAGCTTCAGCTGGTGAAAGGTATCGTAGAGTATATTTAAATGGTAGACAATTACGAGGTGAAGGAGTTGGGCCAGCTTCTAACGATGGAGATTTTAATTGGGATGCAAGTAATAGAAAAACAACAGATGAAGGTTTATCTTTTGGTATGAGGGCAGTAAGAGGTTCAGGAACAACCATTTCATATAACAACGGATGGGCTTGTGGACTTGATGAAGTAGCTATTTACAAAGGAGTTAAAGATTCTGATTTTATTAGAAATGTATATAATGGTGGAACTAATTATAACCATACAGGTACAAGTAATCTTATAGCATATTGGAAATTCAATGAAGGTAGTGGAACTCGTCTTGAAGATTTTGGTCCATACGGATATCATGGATTATTAACTAATGATTCACATGGATATGATGGAGGTGATTCAGGAGGATGGGTTTCAGGAATACCAACTTGGGATGATATGGCAGGTGAGGATAGATAATAAACAATAGGAGAAAATAAAATGGAAAAATGTGATTGTAAATGTGAATGTTGTAAAGATTGTGAGAAATGTAATGCCGAATAAAGCAGCAAAAGAAAGAAAAAGACAAAGAAGATTAAAGAATGAATGGTTAAACCGAAATGGTAGAACATCAAATCAAGTAAAGCGGATTAGGAAGAAAAATGGCAGTTCAAAAAATAATAGGTAAAAGAATAATAAAACATGATGTAAATAGTCCAAACTTCAAACCACCAGAAACAAAGGTTGAAGAAGTTAATGGTAATTTAAAAGAAGATGAAGATGTGTATGGTGAAAGAAAACATACTTATCAACCAGATAATGGTAATCTTCAAATGAATGAGTTTATGACAGGTGTTTTAAATAAACTTGATGGTTTAACTGTTAATTCTGATATAGTTAATAAGAGTAGAGCTATTGAAGTAGATATAAAAAGAGAAATTGCAATTGGTAAAGCTGATATGAGTTCCATCAAATCAGAAGAAGTAAAAGGTAAAGTAAATAATAAACTCGATAAACTTAAAAAACTGAGAAGACGAAATGGCAGTAAATAGAATTACAAATAAACAAGTAGTTAATAAAGAATTGGTAAATAGAGCTAATGAAGTTTCTACAAAAAGTACTACAATTAGAGGTAATCGTCAAACCACCATTGTACCTGGTAATAATTATTCTAATAATTACTCAATAACATTAAAAGATATTGATACTTCTATTTTAAATCATGTTAAAAATACAATGAAACCAACGGTAAAAGATGCAAATGAAACATTTAAAATACCTGTATTCTATGGTAATGAAGAAAGATGGAAAGCAGTTAGAAAAAGAGGAGTATTAAGAGATAAAAATGGTTCTTTAATTTTACCTTTGATAATGTTAAAACGAACTGAAGTTTCAAGAAATGATTTATCAGGTCAATCATTTTCACATGATTTAAGAAACAAATATGTAAATGTTGTTAGAAATTCAACTTGGAGTAAAGATAATCAATACGATAGATTTTCAGTTCAACAAGGTGTAAAACCTGCATATGAGAACATAGTTACAGGTATGCCAACATATAGTGATATAACTTATGAATTTGTATTGTGGACAAATTTTATAGAACAAATGAATCCATTAATTGAATCTTTTGTTGACCAAAGTCATACATATTGGGGTGATGGAGAGCGTATGAAATTTTTATGTAATATAGATAGTGTATCTGATGCATCAGAAATGACACAAGATGGTGAAAGATTTATAAAATCAACATTTAATGTTGTTACAAAGGCATATTTACTACCAGAATACTTAAACTCAGTTGTTACTAATAAAATATCAAATATGAGAAAACAGATGACACCTTCAAAAGTTACATTCAATACGGAAATTGATATAGCTGGTGGAAATGTAGATTCACCATCAATTAATCAAGGAATGGGACCAAAAGGACAGCAAAATTCTGATAGTATGCCACAAGGTAGTAGTCCAGGTGGAGGTATAGGTGGAGGTAAAGGGCCTGGCTCCCCACTAACTTAAAATAAATCATTTTTTTAAAAAATTAATATATATTTATATATGAAACTAATGGAGGTTATATAATGGCAGAAGATGTAAAATTCACCGAAGATGAAATGAAAGAAATTGATGATATTCAAAAATCATATTTTGATATTCAAAATAAATTCGGTCAAGTTAGAATTGCAAGGTTAAAACTTGAACAACAATTAGAAAATTTAGATAATGAAGAAGATAATCTAAATAAAAATTTTACTAATATTCAAAACAATGAAAAAACTTTTCTTGAAAATATAACAGATAAATATGGTGAAGGTAATTTAAATCCAGATACTGGTATATTTACACCAAATAAATAAAATAAATATTATCGTTTGGAGTTTTAATCATATATTTATATATGAATAAAAATACCTATGCAGAAGGTATTCTCACCAATAGATTTAAATAGGAGAATTTAAATGGCAGAAAAAATCGTATCGCCGGGCGTATTTACTAATGAGATAGACCAAACATTTTTACCAGCAGCTGTAGCAGAAGTTGGTGCAGCTCTTATAGGACCGACAGTAAAAGGTCCTTCTGGAATTCCAACTGTTGTAAGTTCATATTCCGAATTTCAAGCTAGATTTGGAGATAGTTTTAAGAGTGGTTCTACTTCAACTCAATATTTAACATCACACGCTGCAGAACAATATTTAAAAAATTCAGATAGTCTTACAGTTGTAAGAATCATGGATACTGGATTAACTGGAACTGTTACTCAAGCTACAGCATCTATAATCACAGGTAGTGGAACAGGTCTTACAACGACAGATAATAGAAGTGGAGTTTCATTTAAACTTCATACTTTATCAGATGGTGCAGTAATGAATAATGCAGATACTACTGCAAGAACAAATAATATTTTAATAAGTGGTTCAAAACACAACATTAGATACGAGATTTCAAATGTTAATAACGATAAAGGAACATTTACTCTTTTAATTAGAAGAGGAGATGATACACATAAAAGAAAACAAACACTTGAAACATTTACAGGTATAAATCTTGACCCAAATTCTAATAATTATATTGGTAAGGCTGTAGGTGATTCATATCAAAGTGTACAAACCGATGAAAATGGTGA